TCTAAAACAACATCTCTTATAAAAACTATAAAAGGAGCTAGACCCCTCCCTACGCTTCGCTTAGAGGAAGGGGATTGCGCTCCTATTTTTGTTCAAATGAGCAACCAATTAATAAACATATCGCCCGTTGAAACAATCGACAGTAGAGAAGTTGCTGAAATGATTGATATGCAACATAAAAATTTAATATCGAAGATTAGAAAATATGTTGAAATTTTGGACGGCTCAAAATTAAGCAGTCCTCAATTCTTCATTTCTAGCACATATATTAATAGTCAAAATAAAGAACAACCTTGTTATTTATTAACCAAGAAAGGTTGTGAAATGGTAGCAAACAAATTGACTGGTGAAAAGGGTGTTATCTTTACTGCTCAATATGTCAATCGTTTTGCGGAAATGGAGAAGAAACAAAAAATCCCAACAACAGATAGAGAAATCTTGATGTTGAGTGTTAAAGTACAGGAACAAACCGCACAAAGGGTTGATAAATTAGAAGAGAAGTTTGAGACTCTTGAGAGTTCGCTTACAATCGACCACGGACAACAACAAAAATTACAAATGTTGTGCAAGAGCCGTGTTATTTCGTTGCTAGGCGGTAAAAACACGAGCGCCTATAAATTATACTCTAAACAGTTGTTTAGCTCTATATGGGGCGATTTTAAGCAATATTTCAATATTGCAAGTTATCGTGACTGTCTAGTGACGGACTTTGAGGATGCAAAGAAGTATTTAGTTTCTTACAATCCTTCAAACAATATTGTGTTAGCTATTAGAAAAGCTAACAATCAAACTTCTCTAGATATATAATATCACAAGCATAGCAACGAAAACAAAAAGGAGAAAAATTCTCCTTTTTTTAGTTATTCTTTTTTTTACTTGAGGGGTATGTCCCACCTACTAACTGTTTGTTGAGTCCCATTCCCTCTAATTCAGCTATCAACTGTTCTTTGGATTTAAGCTCTGTGCTCTTTCCACCTGAGCTTAATTGTTCTTTTTGAGTTATCAACGAATGACCATGCTCTCCTGCTGTTTGCGCTCTGAACTTTGTAAGGTTCGCTTTAATAAATCCTCGCTGACCTGCTGAAAGTTGAGAGTCAATGATATAGTCATTAATCATTTCCATCATTGCTCTAATATCATCATTTGTACTATTTAGCATATCATCATAGAATTTTGCAGTCCATCCCATGAAGAAACAGAAATTTTCTTTGGATGCTACAAACACGACTTCTAGATTGATTTTAGAAATGATGTTTTGATACTTCATAAACGCTTGATATAAAACGTTATAATCTTCAAAAGAGCGTTGCTCCAATCCTTCAATGTCGTTGTTGACACTCAAATAATTGCAGATGATGGGATATGTATTGATCATATGCAATTTTAGTTGGTTGATTTTAAAGAAGTCCTCTAGCTGAATTTCAATAAGACTTGTTTTTGCTTCAATCCACTCTAATGTGTTCATGACCCTATGTCCTACCTTTCATCTGTTTAGAAGTCAACAGCTTTGAAAATATCGTCAAGTGTTGTTTGTAGTTTGATGCTTACATCTTCACATTTTTTGATATATTCGCTTAATTCAATGCTTGAGCTTTCTTCATTCCCTGCAAGTTTCTTATGAATGTATTTAGCAATTCCTTTTACAGCATCTTTAGCCGAAGGATAATAGCCGATTGTTCGATAAACTGGTTTATCGTCTTTATCTTTCTTCAAAGTATCTTCGAGAGCTGTATAACAGTTGCTATCAGCATCAAAGTAGTAGTTATCCATAACGTGTACCATTTGATTTTTAACCTCCTCTATTTAATTTCTACATAACGATCATCTTCTTCGACAACCTTCTTTTTTAAGATTTTAATAACTTCTTTTTCATTCTCTTGTTTAACAAGATAGTAAGTTAAGTCTTGATTGAAGATGCTTCTTAATTTGCAATAGTTTACATCTTTAGAAAGATCTTCTTCTGTTCCTTTTTTGCAAGCTCTAACAGCAACTTTCCCAGTTTGTAAATTCACTTGTCTTTGTAAAATACTATATGTTTGTTTCATAATTAAACTCCTAATCTTACGTTTATAAATATTTTTCGTCCTCTATCAAGAGGATTTCTATAATATTTTGTTATTTCTGCATCAACCAGCTTATCACCAAGGCTTGTATACATATTTATTCCTCTTAACCTAACAATTAAGTTCGCATCTGCATCAAATAGAGAAATCATATCATTTGGGTATTTTTCTAGATACTCGTTTAATTTCATTTTTTTTGCGCCCTCCTATATTCTTTAACAACTATTAAAGTAAGAGCTGAAATAACAATCAATGTTTCGGCTGTTAATGTAACGATGATTCCTGCTACAAATGGATTAATGTACATCTTCACTCACCTTCTTTTTCCAGTATTCTTTATCTTTTTTAGATTCTTTATCTGTTAAAACATCAATGCAAAGATATAAACCTTCTAGTTTGTTGCAAGCATTATCTAAACCTTTTTTTACATCTTCGTAAGCTTTTTCTAATTGCTCACAATATCCTTCTAGATCTTCTACATACAAACGGATTGCATCGCCACCCATTTGAGTGCTTAAATCTGTATATTCTTCTCTACTAGGCTTTTCCATCTTCAACCACCTCGCAGTTGTTTAAAACATCTTCAATGACATAATATTTTTTATCTTCCCATTTGATGAATTGGAATAATTGCTTTGTAAATTTATTTAAATAACCACATTCACCTCCTGCCCACCATGTGCAGTTATCACTCATAATACGAGGTTCTTTTTCATATAAATTTATCAGTCCGCCTTTGTCTCTACAAATATATTTTGCACCTTGTTTTTGCAAAAATTTAAGCATATCATAATCTAATTGAGTTATTTTGATTGTTTCTAAAGGTTCTAATCTACTCGCATAGTAGTTCCAATTATAATAGGCGCCATTAGTCATACAATTCATTATTTCTCCTTTTGTCATAATATTTTCATTTATTCTACATAAATCTTTAGCATAAACTTTTACTATTCCATCAACACGTTTTCCCTCAATAATCATACCTTTCTTATCAAAGCTATATGATGTTTCTTTTAACTTAAATTTTTTCATCTTCAACCCTCCAATCTAGTGCTTGACCGCACAAAGGACAATAGCTTTGTCTTTCTACTAAAAGTGATTTACAAGAAGGACATACTAATGCTGTTTTTTGAACAATTGAACCATCAGCAGTAACACCATCAGCAAATGCTATTAATGTTTTTTTAGGTGTTGCCTTTTCCACTAATTCTTTTATATCAATCATTTCATCCACAGTATCAAATGATGCATGTTCTCTCAAATGATTAAATGCTTTTTCATATTTATTCATCTATTTTTCACTCCTATCATTTTTTCACTTCATAAACACTAGCCAATGTGTTTTTGAGCGTTTGTTCCCAAAAAGCGGTTTGTAATTAATACAATTTAAGATTTCTTTCAATTTAATTTGTTCTTCATTCCACTTAAATATCAGAGTACCATTCGGCTTTAAAACTCTCATACATTCATCAAATCCTTGTTTGATATCTTGTGGCCAAGCGTTAGATAATTTTCCATATTTTTTTACCAACCATGAATTATCTCCCGCCTTGATTAAATGGGGTGGATCAAATACAACCATGTTAAATGTTTCATCATCAAATGGAATATTTCTAAAATCACCGATTACATCAGGCTTTACCGAAAGATGTCTTCCGTCACATAGAGTATCTTCAAATTCTCTAATATCCATATATATGGTATCTTTGTTAGTTTTATCAAACCAAAACATTCTTGATCCACAACAAACATCAAGTATTCTTTTATTCATCTAACCACCCCAATCTTTTGAAAGCCCATTTTCTACAATTGTAAAATGTTTTTGACATTTAGCATTTTCATGAGTTGAGCAAGGATCTAATGTAAAGTGAAATTCTCTATCAAGTTCATTAAATAACGCTTGAGGTGTTTCCCAGTAATCTTTTTCACTTGTAAAAAGTGCTTGATTAATCATTCTGCATCAACTCCGAAAATATATTTCTTGATGTTGTCTTCTCCTGCTTCTTTGATGGCTTGGTCTATTACTTTATCATCATCAAAAAAGATAATTCCTTGACTTTGGCAAGTGTCAACCATAGTTTTTCTAATTAAATTATCCTCGTGATCATAGTAAAGATAATAATTACGTTCACTGTTTTTAAATCTTCTTCCACCGTATTTCAATAAGATAGCTTCAACCTTGCGTCTTTCAACCTCAAATTTAGCTTCTTCATAAGTTAGGAAACAATTGCCGATACTTCTTCTACCACTGTCAAGTGTACAATCATCCCATTTGTTTCCCCAAACGTTCCCATTAGGTGAAATATAATAATATCTATCACCATATTTTAAATCCCATACTGTTTTAGGCTTAGGTGGAGTGAGAAACTCTTTTAGTTTCTCCTCGTCCACTTCATAACCTTTGTATTTTTCAGCGATTTCTCCTACTTTAATCATAATTTGCACCTCCTATTTTTTTCTTACATGTAGTATTTCTATTCTTAAATTTTTTGGAATTTTAACTGAATGTGGTGGATAATCATAAGAGTCTCCCCTATCTAATTCTTCATATCCTTTAGAAATCCCATCTTTGATGAACGTTTTAAACAAACACTCTGCAACATAGTTGTGTTTTGCAAAATATCTAAATTGTTCAAATTCATCTATTGAAACACTTATAAAATCTTTGACTATATCAAAATTGCCTTCTACAATCCCTCTGTTTTTTCTATATGCACAAGAGTCGTCATAAACATTAAAATAAGTTCTCTTATAGCTATCTAAATCAGCTCGTACATTTCTTAACAATTTGTATAAGTACAAGCAAACGACAATTAAAACTAAAATTATTATTGTTAAAATATAGTACATTTTATTTTCCTCATTTAAACCCAATTTTTGTATGATCCATATTCCCAAGGACAGCCTTAACGCTGTTTGGTAATGCCTGCATTTCTTCTTCATGTCTAGCTCTTGCACGATAACTTCTTTGAAAATTACTTGCTACAACCGAGTTAAGCTCGTCAATGTTCATCATGCACCATTCTTTTAAAACAGAAGGACTTCCTACAATTTTTTGAACAGTAGGAGGAAGCTTTTTAAACTCCTCCTCCGCATGATAACCACTATTTTCAAGTGCCTTATAAACCAAGTTCCATGCTTCTTGTTCTGTTAAGGAGTTGTTAACTGTTGAAATCTTATGGATCATGGCTTTTACTTGACCGATATTAGGAGCAAATTCTCTTGTATCAGAATAAATAATTGACTTGACAGCAGTAGCAACTAGCCCTACTGGTTCATCTTTGAAAGCTTCTGCCCAAAGGTTTAAGAAGTCCTGCGATTGTTTAATATCCCAGTTCCTAAAACTTTGAGGATAGTTTGTTTTCAAAATCTTTAATATTTGTCTTGTTTCTTCTAATTTCATTTGAACACTCCTTTTAGAAAGCAAAATCATTAGGATACATAGATTGTTGAGGTTTTTTGTTAGATGATGTATCTTGCTCTTTCAAAGCATAGAATGTCAACCAGTTGTGCATAACGCTTTGCTCGATAATCGCAATCATAGTTGTTTTATCGTTTGAAAGCTCAAATAGGTGTTTGATGTTTAAATCCAATGCATGAGCAGTAAGAGGTTTCTTAACGGTCTTACGCATTTCAATAAACTCACCCAAAGCATTCACGATATCTTCATCCTCAATCTTGCTTAAAATATCCTCAAATTCTTTCTTTTTACTTTCTTTCTTATATTTATTAGTATTTAATTTATCTTTAATTGATTTATTAGTATTTAATTGTGGTCGATTGTTCAGATGTTGATTTTCAGCATGTGGGTAACTAGCATCTAGTTCTTCAGCAGAAGGGTCATAGGGCACCTCAAAAATGCGGTATTCCCAATCAATAAACGATCCCTTATCATTTCTTATAGGTGTTCTGATTAAATACCTATTTTCTTCTAGTTCCTTCAATGCTGAACATACAGATGTTTTTCCATCTTTCACAATTGAAGTAAGTCCCATTGTTGAAAAGTTCCAGTTTTCAGGCAATGAGAACATCAAACATAACAATCCTTTAGCCTTCAAAGATAAATCTGTATTCTTCAAAAGGTGGTTGTTGATAACTGTATATCCTTTTGCCGAACCTTCTTTTTTAATTGCCATTTTCTTTCACTTCCTATTCTTTCATCATTTCTTTAATGGTTTTTTTCATTTTACTTGCTATAGCTTGTTTAGAAACCTTCATAGAACTCATTTTTGAGACCGTAGAGAGCGAATTGCCATATTTGTAAACACTTAATACTAAACTCAATTTCTCACTCGTGAGAGCCTTTAAATTAGCTTCTATGTTATAGTACGCATCTAGCGACTCGTAAGCTTTCTTACAAGCTTCTGCTTTTTGTTCAAATTCTATTTTCTTTTTAACGTTGTGAGATATAGAAGTTCCTGCATATGAAACAGAACATCCATTAGAAGCTGTTACTCTATCGTAGCGCATACCCATGACACTCGACTCATTGTGAGCCTTTACGTAGTAATCATCTGCTTTTTCGTTAAAATAGTTTGTTTTCTCTTTAAGATAGAAATACATTCTTAAAGCCCCTTCAAACATTTCTACGTCTTTGTTGTTCATTTCTTAACACGCTCCATTCTTAACGTTCCCTCTAATTTTTTAACCTTACTTTGATAGTTCTGCGCCATTTCTCTATATCGCAACATATTTTTTTTAGCTATTTCAAGCTGTTTTTTTGATTGATTTGTTTCTTCTTTTAACTCGCATACTCTTTTGTTGAGTTTTTCAACAGAATATTTAAGTACATCATTTTCTTTTTCTAGAAGATCATATTCTTCTTGAAGAGATTTATAATTGTTTTGAAGTGGATAATAATTTTGATTTGCCCAAATTTCTATTTTTTGTTTAACTAAATCTTTGAATTCACTCATAACGGTATATTCTTCAACCCCTGCTCAAAAATTGAATGACGTTGAAAACCAAATTCTTGATATTTGTTTCCTTCGACTGTGTAATAGACATCAGCATCAACCTCACTAGAAAAATAATCATCTTTAATTCTTGAAATTGTGACAATCTTTCCGTAATGTTTTGCTAACGGTTCATCAACAAGGTATCTTTGACCGACCTTATACTCTCTATCGACATATTTTATAGGCATATTTAAAATTCTCCTTTTTCGATATACATATCGTGATAAGTACATGCAACAGCCATTGCTTGCCAAATGTCTTTTTTAAAGCCATAGAAGAAGCCTTTGTCTTTCTTTGTTCCTTTTCCTTTGTTAGGAGTATCAGGAGCAAATCTATCAACTAAAGCTTGTACAATGTTTGAGTCTTTAGCTTTCATTGTATGACATAGGCACATCTTCTCGTCTTTTCGATAAATGAAGATAGGATTTACATTGCTGTATCTCCTAATAGCTTCGTAAAATCTACCTATCCAAACGCAGGTATCAAATACTGTTTTACCTACTGACATCCCATAACTAGCGACCATTTCTATTGCTACATCACACTTGATGCCTTTAATAAGAAATATCTCTGTTATTTTGTTCATAAGCATTTCATTTGTACATTTATCGAATTCCATTGGCTTTAAATCATCACCCAAAAGGACATAGGCTGAAAATTCATTACCCGGATCTATTGCAAATATCACTTTTAAAATGGTTCTTCCTCTTCTTGGGCAAATGGATTTTCATTATCTAAATCAGTTTCTAACTCTTCTTGAAAACTTTCTTCTACTTTGTAATCAGCAATAGGGCAATTTTCATTTTCAACGTTTTCACCTTCTACAGGAGTTTCTTGTTCTTGTTTTGGTTCTTCTTCCACTTCATCAGAAACCGCATCAAGAATTGTTTTGAAAATGCCTTCTTGAACTTGAAGTTCAACTTCATGGCCACACGTATTGAAAGCCAATGACACATGAATGTTTAAATCATCATCAACGACGTTACTATCTGCAATTAAATAATCTTCATTTTGAAATACTTCTACATCTTCAAATCTTCTAAAGTATTTCATATCATCATCACATAGCATTTTATGTGTAAGACTAGTCATTTTAGCTAGTTGACAAGTGTCGTCTTTGTCAATGCAATATCTGAATTTCGCATTGTTCAAAATGTCATTGATTTTAGCCATATAATTAATCATTTGTTCAATGACCAACGCATCATTTTCTCTTAATTCAAAATCTCCGTTAGGTAATTGCGAAAGAGTGTATGATGCATACTCGTTGAAGTTATACTCCATGGCGATACGTTTCTCACTCTTTTGATAGAATTTCCCACTTCTATAAGGTGTATAGAAGTATAAAAATCCGTAATTTCCGATAATATATTTTTGTTTTGCCGACTTTTGAATGTCGAAAACAGTTTTTAAAAACTTATACAAATGTTTTTCTTCTTTAACAATCTTCATAACTTTTCTCCTTTTTTAGAATGGAATATCTCCCATTTGCACTAAAGTTGGTTCTTCTTCCTCAACTTCTTGCGGTTTTTTCGAATTTCCATGATCTACAAAATAAATCTTTTCTATGTTCAAGAAAGAAGGAAATCTTCTTATCCCTTGGCTATCGTCGTAGGGAGTTCCATTTTGGAAAGCTCCCTTAACGATAATCATTTGTCCCTTTTGACAATACCTATCAACTACTTCGGCATTTTTTCCAAAAGCCGAACAGTTGATATAATCAGCTTTTAGATTTCCGTTTCTGTCTTTATAGTCTCTTTGAACAGCTAATCTAAATTTAGAAACTTTTGCCTTTTCATTCATTTTGTATGTCGGGTCACTTGCTATTCTCCCTTGAAAGATACAAGCGTTAAGCATTAGAATGGTTCCTCTTCTTGAATTTGTTCTTGTGGAACTTCAATAGCATCTTCTTGAGGAGTGAAAGCATCTGCAACACTTGGGTTATCAACATAGTTCTTTGACCCGTCATCATTAATAACTGCCATGTCGCTTTCAAATGCCATTTGCATTTCAGTAGACATATAACCCCATTTAGAAATCAGTTGACGAAGCATTGTCTTTTTAGCCATGGCATCAAAATCTTTTTGCCAGTAACTGCTTGGTGAGTTAAAAGCTTTCGAGAATTTTTTTGCATGGTTTAACATTCTTTCTTTAGACCAGTACATTTTCTTAGTAAGTCCATAATTTAACTCAAACATTGCATAATATCCTACCGTTTCAGCGTTTTCTCTTTGCAATGGGTCAGTAATAGCTTCAAATTCAATTTCTTCATTGAAAGGATCATATTTAACTAGTTCACCTGATTTAACCTCTGCAACATTTAATTTTTTATACATTCCAGTATTGTGTGCTAATTGAATGTACCCGTGATACCCAATTTGAAATTGAGCTTTATTTCCGTAAGGGACTAAGTAATATTGTCCAAATTGTGGTGAAGGAATTAAACCGATACTTTCGCCTTGTAATGCACCACTTAAAATTGAGTTGAAATCACATTTAGCAAGTGCAGGGTTTGTACTAACCGCACTTACGATTGAAGAAATAAATCTTTCTCCTTTTTCTCCACCTACAAGTTTATTTACTTTTGCTGTAACTACTGGACTTGTCATAAAACTACTGAATGTTGTAGGAACATTCTTTTTTTGTGTTCCTCTTGTAAGTTGACTTCCTACTGCCATTATTTGTTACCTCCAATTTTTGATAGTCTTTTCTTGATTTGTTTAGCTTGATAACCTTCTAAAGTTTCATTTGCTTTAACATAAGGAATTTGAGCATCTACCCAAACATCACGTTCGGGATCATATCTTTTACCTTGATGTTGTTGTTTAATTTCTTTGATTGCCTTAATGGCATTTCTTCTTTTGACACCTCTCATGAATTTACCCATTGTTGACTTTACCTCCGCTTAATTTTTCATATTCCAAATCGCCATACACCGCTAATTGTTTAAGAAAACTTGATACTGTTTTGATGGTTCCAAAATCTCCCGCAATTCTAAATGTGTATTCGTATTTATCTCCTTCGTGACCTTTAGGAGTTGCTTCTACTGTTTGAACGAGTTGAGGAAATTTAGGCTCATATATTTCTTGAACCGCTTCTTTGTCTTGTTCAGATACTTCCGAATTAGAAATAGCGCTTTGTGGAGCGACATTTTGAGATTGTTCGACAAATTGTTGCTCTTTTGCTTTTTGTTCCTCTAAAGCTTTATTTTTAGCTCTTTCGATATTAAGCTGAATATTTTGGATGTCTCTTGTTACAGCGTTCATAACATCTGCAATATCGCTTCCGTTGTCTAAAAATCTAATGTATGTTGCAGAGTCTAAAGTTTCAATTCCTGCTGACTTGCATTGAACTTCAATAAAACTCTTGATTGACTCATGAGATTTAACTAAACGTTCATGTGCTTCTTTTAAACGATTAATTTCAGCTTCAACTTCTTGTTTAAATTTAGTAACTTGATAGGTTTTGTTTTCCCACCATTTTTTATTAAACATGAAGTGATTAGCATATTCTTTAGGTAAACCTTCTTGAATAGCTTTTTCTAGCTGTTTATTTACATATTCAGCTTTTTCTTTTCTACAAACTTCTAAATCTTCAAATTCAAAAGTAGCAATTGAACTTTTCATTGTAGAAACCACTTGATCAATGACTTCTTCAACTTCTTTACATTCTTTTTCGTACTCATTGAAGTTAGAAAGAATTTTTAATTTTAAATTCTTACAATCATTTTTCATCAAAGTTTTATTCTTGTTTAAATTAGAAATTTCTTTTTTAGCAAAATTGATATTATCTCTAGTAATGACTAGGTTTGCTCTTTCTTTGATTTTGGGAACAACGTTTTCTTTGAACTCTTTAATGTTAGATGTGATTTCAGCAACCTCTGCATCAGCTTTTAATTGCACATCAGTAGCGACTTCATGTACAACTTCCTCTTTTTCTTCTACAACCGCATCTATAGGTTGAGAGTCATAAGCAGATGTAAATGATTGTTCTTTTTGTTGTGGAGCAGGTTCTTCTACATTAGGAACAATCGCATCTTCAATTTCTTTTTTAACAAATTCATATTTGATACATCTATTTTGCATTTCTTCATTTACTTCTACTAATGGTTTCCCATAAGCGACATTTCCTTTTAAGAAAATGATTTCTGAAATACCAATAAATCTCATTTTATTGGTAGGTTCTCCATTTTCTAGAAAGATATTATTCATACTTAAATAAGTTACAACATGATTAAATTCTTCTTCGTTGTAAACTGTGATTGCTATTTTACCGTCAATAAATAACTTTAACTTATCCATGTTTTTTCTCCTTAAAAACTATATTTTCTTTCTACAACAGCAGGTTCTATATCTTGAATTACCGTATCCCAAAATACATCTGCGTGTTGTTGGATATATTTCATATCCTCTCTTACATCCTCTTTGTTAATAACAGCCCTTCTAGTTTCTCCATGAGGTTGTTTGCCCCAAGGAATATCCAAATGAGCATATAGAACGACTCTATCAGCACTAGTAACAAGTAAATACCAAAGACATTGGCAATAGTAATTGAATGGGATTTTCTCGTTTCCGTCATCATCTACACCCCAATCTTGCAACATTGCATAGTTTTGAATTGTACTTGTTTTGATTTCTAGAATTGTTAGCTTTCTGTCCTTGTCAATGTATGCTCCATCAAGATTTGCTCTCATATAAGGCTTATCTTTTCGATAGATAGAAATAGACTTAACATCCACCACTTTTACTATTTCTTTTCGGTATAGAGCATAGTATTGATCTACAAGAATAGGTTCCATTAAGTTTCCAGTTTCGATTGCTTCACTGTCTAGTTGTGCAGGTTTGACTCTCTTTGTTTTTTCAAGCCATAGTTGGTGCTTGCTCTTATATTTGTTCTCACCCAACATACTAGCAATGTCGCTTCCTCCTAAACCATTACCCCTTAATTTGTGCCATTCTTCTTCATTGCTGAAATGAACAACATTACATTTAGGAAACAGAGCTTCATAGCTTGTGTTTATAACTTTCATCTATTTCCCTTCTAGCTCTTTTAATTTCTTTTCAAGTTCAGCTTTTTCACTTTCAAGTTCACGTTCATAATCTAAATCCACACTATCTAAATGATCTTTACAACTTAAGCAGAACAATTCACTGTTGATGTTGGAAATTTTTTCCTTAATCTTCCCTATCTCCATTTTCTTCTTCCTCCATTTCAAGGCATTTTTCTTTTAACAACTTGCATAATTCATTACAACATTTATCAAATGCTTCACTAGCAGGTTCAAAGATTTTTCTAATATCTTTTTTTGAAATGCCAAATTTTTTTGCAAGAAAATCAGCTCCGTTATTACAAGTTCCACCTTGATTAGCCATGCCGAAATCATCATCTTCATCAAATCCAACAGAAGCAGACAATCTAATAACTGGTAAATATGGTGTTCTGTTTCTAGGCTTTTTTACTTGTCCTTTTTCAATAACAACTGCGTTTACATCTTTAGCTCCTGCATCTTTTAATGCTTCAATGATTTGTTTTAATACTTCATCCATAATTCTAATTCTCCATTCTTATATAAATTTCTTTGTATTTAACACCAAAGCTATTGCTTGGATGTTCTACCCATACGTCAATAACGTTGTTCTTGACAGCTCCTCCACAATCCTCTGCGACATATATTTGACCGTCAATTTTAATCTTGCTCCCGTATGGTATAACTGTTGGGTCAACAGCAATTGTATGGTTTAATTGAGCTTTAACTCCCGTAGATGTCATATCTCCGTATTCATCCTCATTCATCCAATATGCTGTAATTCTAAAGACACCCAATGATCTTCATTTTTGTAGTTCTTCTACTTGACTTTGTAGACTTTGAACTTCATTTTGTGTTTCTTGCATTTGACCTAGTAAGTCATTGTAAGTGTCTTTTAAAAGTGTGTTTCTTGCTTTTAAGTCAAACACTTCTTCTTGACTGGCTACGATTTCATTTTGCAAACATTGGCCATGTAAATACATTCCGATATTTGCTGAAAGTGAAATTCCTAATGCAACTGCAAGAACTTTTGCTTTATTTAATTTCTTTTTCATGAAACCCCTCCTTGTAATAATTTCTTTTGAGCATCAACTATCTTTTTACAATCCTTTGCTTTTTCATAATTGCTAACATCTAACCCTGCATAATCTTTTTGAAAATCAAGGATTTCTTGTTGAGAAAACTTCCATCCTTTTCCTAAATAAATAGGATTGAGAATACCTAATTCAACGAAGTTTTGAAGTTGACTTTGAGAAACACCCAAGTCTTCTCTAACTTCATCCCATTTGAGCATCCTTGTAGGTCTAATTTCCATAGTCAATTAATCTCCTTCTTTTTTTGTTAACTGTACTATTGCTTTGTACTGAACTGCTTCTTGCGCTATTTCTAAAACATGAACAGCTTCCGCATAAGATAGTTTTTTGTCAGCTAGTACGTTAACAACTTCAGTAGCAATATCTTCATATTCTTTACGAGTTTTCATTGCGTTTTATCCTTATTACCTGCTAATTTGATGGTTGCTTCATATCTAATCTTTTCTTGCGCTTTTGACAAAACATAAGATGCATCATCAAAAGTCAATTCTTCATCAGCAATCAATTTAACTGTTTTGTTAGCAATTTCGTTTGTGTCATACTTTTTTGACATTGGTTTTCTCCTCTCTTATCAATTCATCACACGTTACATTGAAGTAATCAGCAATCTTAATTAGATTTTCAAATGAAGGTCTTCTATTACCGCTTTCATAATTTGCAACACTACTTCTAGTAACACCTATTGCATTTGCGAGGTCTTGTTGAGACAAGCCACGTTTGATGCGTAACTTTTGCATTTTTTTATTAAAAGCCATAAATATTTTTCCTCCCTAAACATCTAGAGACAACTGCTCAATAATCATTTTGTCAGCGTATGATAATTGCCAGTTTTCAATGAACTGTAGAGCTTTGTCAAAATCTTTAATTCTTAATTGACTTCTTGTCTTAACTCCCAAATATCTGTCTAAATCACGATTGATTGAGCGATATAATTGAGAATTTTGTTTGGATTGTAATTTCCACCCTAGCTCCTTCTTAATTTGCGCAACCTTACGTTGTACTGCTTTTGAAAGATAGTTGTATTGCCCCGGAGTCAATAAAGCATTGTTTTCTAACTCTGCAATTCTTTGATCGTGTTTTTCAACCTTCTCATTTGTTTGGGTTTGAGCTTCAAACATTAATTTCAAAGCACTCATTGGGTCTTTAGGAATTTCATATTTTCCAGTTTTTCTTAATGTAGGTAATACCTCACTTGTTACCCAATGTTTAAATTTCTTCGCGGATGGTAACTTGCTACCAAAGATTAATGAGTAGACCCCACTTTCATTGATAAATGTTGGATATTGTTTTCTCCCTAAATTATCAGAAATATATGGGGTAACGTTTTGGACCCCCACCTTTTTGTCTTCTTCTTCGACATGGTCCCTAATAGCTTTGGATGGATTCTCATATCCCAAAGCTTTTGCGACATCCTTTCCAACGAACCAAGGCTCGTCGTTAATAACTAAACTTCTTACTTCTCCAAATTCTTCATTTTGGAATACTTTTAATTCATTCATATGTTCCCTCCTTTCTATTCTTGTTCCGTTTCCGTAACTTTTTTATCAAAAAAATATTCGGACATATCTTCTTCTCCAAAGAACTCACAACTTTTAATAATTTCTTCCCTAAAAAAATCACTTGTCCCATTGAGCTTTCTTGTTAAAGTTGATTTTGAGATTCCTAAATACTCTGCCCATTGAGATTTAGTTTTCTTTTTTTTGATTAAAAGAATTGCAATCTTCTCGTTGTTAATCATGTGTTTCACCTGCCTTTCGTTTCGTCTACGTTACCTATAATATCGTTTACGTAACTTATTGTCAACTCGTTTTCGCAACTTTTTTAACTTTTTTGCGTTTTAAGTTGCGTAAATGGTACTATTATTATATAATTTAAGCGAAGGAGGTGGGAAAATGGAATTCAAGGATTTAATAAAAAAACGTAGACTAGATTTAGGATTAACCATGGAAGAACTTGGTAAGAAAATTGGAGTAAGCAAAGCTACTATCCAACGCTATGAATCAGGTGAAATCAAAAATGTAAGGCGGGATAAAATTGCTAAACTTGCAGATGCTTTAGAAACTACACCCGCATATCTAATGGGTTGGGAAGATGCAAAGAAAGAAGAAAAACATTTCTTGTCGATAGATGATGGCAAAGAAGTTTTGACAAAAGAAGAACAAGCTATTAAATGTCTTTTAAATGTTTGTGGATTTGACTTAATGAAAAGTAATGGAGAATATCACTTTTTTGGAAAGTGTTCGCAAATATCAGCCATCAGCAAAGAAGATGTTGACAATTTAATAAACAAAGCGGTTGAAGTTCTAGATTTAGTTGCTACTAAATTAGATTATGAATGCCACGAAAAAATTATAAAATCACTTAATGAATTAGAAAAACATGAATAGAGGAGAATTAAGGGAATATGAAGAAATTAGTGAAGTTAGCAATATGCTTTTTAATGATCTTTAGCGTGTGTGCATGTTCTTCAAACAAAGAAGAACCTAAAAAACACAAAAAGAAAATATCAGCTACAGCAGTAGAAAAAGTTTTAACACCTTACAAGGTTAATATAAATTATTACGATTATGAAGAAAATACTGCACGTCTTGAAATTGAACAAGAAGATAATTATTTTGCTATAGGATATTATCCAGCAAATTATATTGATAACAAAATAGAATATGTATTGTATCACAAAACAGAACATCCTAATGATTTTTGTACTGTTTATGATGAAAAAATGCGTGACGAAAACCTATCATTTAAAGAGTATCAAGCTAAATATGGAAATAAATTAAAAGAAGAAGATGTAATAAAAGAATTTAAAAGCTTTTTAAAGAAATATGATCTGACTTATGACGAATTATACAAATGGCTTGTAAGTACAGCTCACGAAAATAATGAAGAATAAAAAAACGTCACTTCCAAATTAATGTGTCAATAGAGAAACGGAAGTGACATGAGGATGTAAGAAAGGATAACCAATTTGACGGTAAGGTTATTCTTCTTACTCTCCTATTATACACTAAAAATAATTGGAGGTAAATAAAATATGTCAATAAGAAAAAGAGAGTCTAAAAAAGAAAGGAATGGATATTCGTATCAAGTATACTTTTATTACAAAGATAAATTTGAGCGTAGAAAGTATTATTCAAAGAGTGGATTTAAAACAAAGAAAGAAGCGCAACTTCATGAAGCACAAATGAAAGCTGAATTGGAAGAAGCAGGAACATTAAAGAAAGACTACAATTTAAAGTTCAGTCAAGTGTTTCAAGAATTTCTAAAAAATGAAAGTTCAGAGTATTCCCCTAATACGATAAATCATTATAAATATACATTTAACAAATATTTGTCGCTTACCATTGGGAATAAGAAAATCATGCACGTTTGCGAATATGACTTTATTCAAGATTATTTCAACTCTTTAGAAGATCAATCGCTAACCGTAAATAGAAATATTAAAGCAACTATTTCTAGAGTATTAAAATATGCTACAAAAAGAGGCTATATACGTGCGGTAGATATGTCTTTGATAAAAGTTAAGGGTGAACAAAAAGAAAGCAGAAAACACAAAATAGTAGATTATGAGCTATTGCAAGAAGTAATGAGTAATTTAAAACCGCATCAAGCAATAACTATTGCTATTGGATATTATACAGGTATGAGAATTGCTGAAATAACAGCACTCTACAGAGAAGATATTGATTTTGAAAATAACACTATAGACATCAATAAACAATTGGTGTACGCATCACGTTCCAAAAGTGAATATGAAATCCGTCACATATTAAAGACTTCAAAATCAAGAGGTAAAATACCCTTACCTTATGAATTGAAAATTCTCTTGAAAGAATACATTGAAAAATATCCGTATGATCCTATTTGTTCAAAGCAAGGACAATACTTTAATGTGCCAAACCTTGGAAAGAAATTAAGGAGAGATTTTGGATTTACCTATCACGATTTAAGACACAGTTTCGCTTCAATACTATACACAAATAATGTTGATGTCAAAACAACCCAAGAATTGTTAAGACACACTAACGTAAGCACAACCTTGAATGTTTATACACATCTAAAAGAAGATAGAAAATTAGATGTTGTTAATAGTATATTCAATACGAAAAATGCCAAAAGTGTGCCAAATTCAAAAATAGTAAATTAG